TAAGAGTATTAGAAAATGGTGAGTGGGAAATACTAGAGATTACAGGTAGACACGAACAGGCATACGAGAGAAAAAAAGTTTACGAGTAGGAAAAATAAATGGCAATAGAGAGAGTACAAACACCTAGAGGTGAGCGGACTAGAGATACCGAAACAGGTAGGTTCGTTTCTAACTCTATAAAAGAATTTGCAGATAAGGTCGTAGACGGTCAAAAAGCTGCAACTGATTCCATAAAAGGTGTTGTTCAAACACTTCAACAAAAAGTAGGTTCTTCTATAGTACCAATGGCTGCAGGTACAAGTGAAGCATTTGCTGCTGATAGAGTTGATCCTCAAGGCACTATGGCTATGACAATGGGAGACCATTTCGTAGAACTTGGTGATAAAATATGTGATGAGATTTATGATATGGGACAATGGGTTGGTCAATCTATACAAGACGCAGCTACACAAATTGTTGATGGTGTACAAGGTGCTATTGATGGACTAATAGGTTATGAAGCAACTAAAGACAGACAAGCAAGAGACCAATCAGCAGAATTAATAAAAGAGTCAACTGATTTAGGCACTGGTTCAGGTAGTGAAGGTTTAACTGAAGCTAAAAAACCAGAAGATCCTAGTACAGGTATGTTTGGTGGTTTAATAGCAGGTGCAATAGCAATAAAGGCAGCTATGATGGCAAGATTTGCTGCTATAGCAAAATTCTTTGGTAAGACAGGACCTTTTGGTAAAGTATTAGCAAGATTAGGAGTAGTTGGTAGATTATTAGGAAGATTTGGTCCATTAGGTTTATTAATAACAGCTATTTCACTTATTATCTCCTATGCAGACGAATTAAAGAAGGCATTAGCACCTGTAATTGACGCAATTAAAATAGTAATAGAAGAACTGAAACCTATATTTAATGCATTGATGGTTGTTGCTGACCTTATGGTAAAATCAGGTATTGCTGTTATAGGTGCAGGTTTACAGATTGCATTTATGACGTTAGCAGAAAGTTTAAAAGCATTTACTGCTACGATTACTAATATTTGGAAGATTGTAAAAGGTATATTTACTGGTGATGGTAAATTAATAACAGAAGGATTTGAAGGCATAAAGAAAGCCTGGACTACTTGGTTTGAAAATGTTAAAAAAGTAGTAATCACCGCATTAACAGGATTAGGTAATACACTAGGTGAGATATTTGGTATAGAAGACTTTAATGAGAAAATGAAAAAAGAATTTACCAATGTCTTTGGTCCAATATTTACTTCTGTTAGTGGTATAGTTACCAATATTAAAAATATATTTAATGGTGATGAGGTATTAGAAAATATTAAAGGTTTAGCATTTAATTTAAATGATACTATTATGTGGCCAATCAATCAAGCAATTATATTAATTGGTAGAATGTTTGGTTGGGATGGTACTTATAAAGGTGAACCATTTACAGTACAAGCTTGGGCAAGTGATAAGATAAAAGATATATGGGAGAAAATAAAAAGTTTCTTCACGTTTGATTTACCAGAAATGCCTAAATTTAAACTACCTAGTTTTAGTGAAATATTTGATGGTATTGTTGGTGCAATATTACCATCTCCAGACAACTGGTTCGGTAGACAATTTTATAAATTATTTCCAGACTTAAAAGCTATTCAATCAGCTGCTGTATCTACAAGTAATGTTACCAATACATACAAACAAGTTGCTGAGAACTCAACAACAGAAATAGATAAGACAGTAACCGATAACACTTCAAAAATGGCAAGTAATTATACTACAAATAATATTACTAACTACATTACTGCCAATTCTGGTAATACTGAATCAATGACTAGTGCCACTAGCAATAGTATTAATGCTGTTAATTTAAAGAAAGAAAAAGTATCTGCTGATCCTTGGGGAGACTTCTCGTATACATAATGTTAAATATTTTAGATAAAGCAAAAGAAAGACTAACACACTTAACAGAAAAGAACGGTAAGAAATACGTTAGACTATCTGTAAAAGGTGGTGGTTGTGCTGGTTTTGGTTATGATTGGTCATTTGAAAATGACAAAAATGAGAAAGACATACTCATAGATAATTTATTACTAGTGGATCAAATATATGAAATGTACATAATGGGTATGCAATTAGATTATAAAGATGATGTGTTCGGTGCTAATTTTGTATTTAATAATCCTAATGCCAAGTCTTCTTGTGGCTGTGGTACATCTTTTAGTATTTAATACCTAATTGCTTTTCAGTAATTAATTTAAACTCCATATTATTATCTTCACAATAAGATTTAGCTGCTGTCCATTTCGCTTTGTTCTTAACGTACATATAGGATTCTTTCATATAAGCTTTAGTTTTTCTTTTAGGAGTTTTAGGTTGAGTTGTCTGCCTTAATGGCTTAATTTCAATCATATACTTTTTGTCTTTGTCTGTTTTGATGATGAAGTCTGGAAAGTATCTATGATATTTCTTATCTAATGGATTATAATATCTGATTGGTAACTCTTCACTTGCCCAATTTGTTATAGCAGGATTTAGGTCACAATAACGCATAAACCTACGCTCTAGTAAAGACCTGTAGACTATCATATTTGCGTTGCCTACGTACTTTTTTGGGTATTCTGGCTTGTATAATCCTTTATAACTCTTCTTCATAATTTGTTCCTAAACCATATAAATAGTAATAACATATAGGAATATTTAGTCAATGGGATTTAAACCTTTTAAAAATATAGTAAAGAATCTAGCTACGCCTTTCTTAAATAATGCAATAAATAACGTTGTATCTAATTTTACAAGTGGCGTTAGTGGTTCTCAAGCAAAAGTGGCTGCTCAACTGTTAAAGAAGTCGCCATTTGAAGTGGCAGACAGCCAACAAGAAGGATTGAAAAGAGATCCTTTAGCATTTTCACACGTACAATATCCATTAGATTTAGGTCAAAACGACCAAGGTCATTATATCATATTTTACACATATAAAAATAACTTTGCAAGAACTGATAATAAAGATTTAGCAGTGGCACAGAAATTAGGATTTACTACTGACCAAGGAGAAGGTGAAGTTGATATAGACAATGTTAGTAGACTAAAAGCAAGTGGTGGTGGAGAAGTAAAAGGTGTTAAATTAGACAATAGTATTTACGCAAAACTACCTACACATTCCACTATGTCAAGTGCTATCGCATTGTATATGCCACCAGGTACAAGTGTATCATATAGTAATCAATATGAAAATGAAGGAACAGAATTATCTGGTGATATAATGAGAACGATAGGTAGAGTTAAATCAGCAAAAGATACCCAAGAACAAATATCAGCTGCATTAACAGGTGTAACCCAAGGTTTGGCACAATATGGTAAGAATATTTTAGGAGAGGCAGTATCTATGGTAGGTGCTGGTGATCCAGTTAAAGTTGCTTCAAAAGCATTTGGTGTTGCAATTAATCCTAATCAAGAACAATTTTATGTTGGTCCAGGTTTTAGAACTTTCTCATATAGTTTTGATTTCTGGCCTAGAAGTCCAGAAGAATTAAAAGCAGTAGAAGATATTATATTTTTATTTAAATATCACTCACATCCAGATATTGATTTCAATACTGCTGGTGGTCGTTTGTTTGTAACCCCTAGTGAATTTGAAATACAATATGCACATTTAGAACAAGGTAACGAACACTTAAACAAAATTTCAAGATGTGTATGTACAGGTGTTGATGTTGGATATGGTCCAGAGAATCAATATAGTACATTTAAACCAGATGAAAAAGGTGCAGCTCCTGTAACCTATTCACTATCATTAAAGTTTACTGAACTAGAATTAATGACAAAAGATAAAATTTATAGAGGTTATTAATGGCGTATTTTCAACAGTTTCCAAAGATTTTATATGATTTAAAAGGAGATGGTAACAGTAAACTCGTACCTGATATCTTCCGTAGAATTAAAGTAAGGTCTAAAATAAAAAACAATTTGACAATGTTAGATAAGTATGATGTAGAGTCTGGTGATACACCAGAGTCAGTTGCATACAAAATATATGGCAATACAGAATATTTTTGGGTTGTTTGTTTAGTAAATAATATTGTAAATAGATTTTATGATTGGCCATTAACAGAAGTTGAATTCCAAAATTATTTAAATGAGAAGTATACCAATCCAGACGCAATACACCATTATGAAAAAACACAATCAAGTGGTGAAACAAAAAGTCAAGGACCAGGTGATTATTCACATATGATTGAAGTTAATATTAATACCGTTGGTGCTCAGTCAGTATCAAACGCTGAATATGAACGTAGATTACAAGATGAGAAAAGACAAATACAAATATTGAGTCCATCATATCTATCAGCATTCATAACAGAATTCAGAAAGTTGATTAGAAAATAATGTTATGTCAGATCCAAATACTATAACACAGGCTGGTGATTACCAGTTAGAGTTAGCAGAAATAATATCATACAGACTACACGGTGGTGAGAGTAAACCGTATAGAATGGATATCAAAAATATTATTCTATCAATAGAACTTACAGAAGATGTATTTAATGCCACTATGTTCGGTGTCATTACAGTATATGATACCCAAGATGTAAGAACAGTATTACCTATTACAGGTTTAGAAAAACTTAATTTAAAATTTAGTACACCAGGTGTGCCTGGTATAAGAGCGACAGAAGAAGATGGTTTTCCATTTCAAATACATAGAATAGATGAGGTAAGAGTAGACGAAAACAATCCAAAAGGACAATTATATACAATACATTTTTGTTCAATGGAGGCATACTCTAACTCATTAAATAGAATAAGTAAAGCCTTTTCTTTAAGATTAGAAGATAACACATACGATATATTACGAAACATTAATTATCTTAATAGTAGAAAACCATTTTACTTTGAACCAAGTAAAACAAATACTAAAGTGGTGATACCAAATTTAAGACCATTTCAAGCAATAAGACAAATGGCAAAACACACACAATCAGTTAATCATAATAATGCTGGATATCTATTTTATGAAACGCCAAAAGGTTTCTTTTTGAGAAGTGTAGAATCAATGTTGGCAATGGGTGGTGCAGTTGCACGACCAGAAAAAGCACATTACAAATATCAAGTTGGCAATGTAAGACCTCAAGGTCCAGATGTAAGACCTGTAAGATTTGATATGAGAAGTGTTATTAAATATGATTTTACAGATCCAGTTAACGTATTAAACAGTTTACAAAATGGTGCTTATGCAAGTAAACTAATTACCCACGATGCTTTTTATAAAAAACTAGTTGAGTATGATTACAACTATAGAAAAGATTTTAAAAACCATTATCATACTGAACACGCTGACGGTATGAAATCAGATGACAAGCACACAATACCATCAGCACTATGGGAGAATACAAATAAAGAATTTGGTGATTTTTCAAACAGTAAAGTAATGGTTAAATCAGAAACAAGTAAAAAGCATAATCAGTATGAGAGTGCTGATCCAGCTGCTAATCTTAACCTGCAACATAATATATCACAAAAAATGGCAATGAATAATAGAAATCTGAACTTATTAGTGCCTGGTAATAGTACATTAGAAGCAGGAGATATTATACGATTTGATATGCCTATGATGATACCACTTGGCCACGATAAGAAACAAGAAATGAATCCATACGATAGTGGAAGATATCTTATTACACGAATTAAACACGTTATATCAGTATCCGCAGGAAGGTATGAGCAAGTACTTAATTGCTACAAGGACGCCGTCCAAACCCCTTATCCGAAGGAATACGACACAAATATAACGCAAGTAGGTAACGCCGATAAGACATATAATATCTATCAAGAAGACAAGAAAATACTAACAGAATATACTTAATATGAACAAACTTACAGACATTACGAGATTCGCCAATTTTTTTGAGAGATTCGCCGTTCCAGACGCTAACGCTAGGCGTGTAAGATTATACTATACTGGTGGCCATAGTAGAGATACGACAGACAATTACAATGAGATAGAGAGAACAATTAGAGAACATCTATGGTATTCGCTTGACTTTGTAAGAGAATGTGTATATAACGCAGGCTATCTGATTGGACTTACAGACTTACGCCAGCATATCTATGGTTACCAAACTAGTCTCCGAGATAAGAAAGACTTACGCAAAGACAGCGCAAAGGTACTCAACCGAGGCCTGCGTAGTCGCTATTACACGCAAACGCCCAATACACAAATGCGTAAAGATATTCTAAATAGATTAGTAATGCGTATATCAGGCTTTTTAAAAGAAAACATTTATAGGAATTTTTATGGAAGATACTAACTTTTTAGGACGGAATGGCTTTATCTGGTTCGCAGGTGTCGTAGAGGATCGTAATGATCCAATGAAGTCTGGCCGTGTTCGTGTTCGTTGCGTAGGTATACATACAGCGAATAAAGACCAATTGCCTATTACAGATTTACCTTGGGCGCAAGTTATAATGCCTACTACATCACCTGGCGTAAGTGGCCTTGGTGCTTCTCCAAGTTTTCTTGTTGAAGGTGCGTGGGTGTTTGGATATTTTAGAGATGGCAAGTCTTGTCAAGAGCCAGTTGTAATTGGAAGTATGCCTGGCCATCCTGATGAGTACGCAACAGCGGCCAATGGATTTAATGATCCTAATGGTATCTATCCTAAGCATAAAAATGAGCCAGACGCTAATAGACTTGCAGTTAATAATACAGAATTGCCTCACGGTGCGTTAACATTGCGTAAAGCAGTACGTAAGACTAATATACCTACGGCTGACTTTAATGCGACAAAGGCCGCTGATGAGTCCGAGATTACAGCAAGCGATGGCGACCAATGGTCCCAACCAATCATTCCATATGGCGCAGTCTATCCATACAATCACGTATACGAATCAGAAAGTGGCCACATATTTGAAATAGATGATACGCTTGACAATGAAAGATTATATACAGCGCATAAGACAGGTACAAGTCAAGAGATATCTCCTGATGGTACAAAAACGGAAATAATTAAAGGTGACCATTATAACATAACCATAGGCAAAAGTCAAGCCGCAATAGAAGGTAATAGTGATTTGTCAATAAATGGCCGCCATAAGATATACATTAACAAGGCCGGCTCAATGAATAACCATTACGACATACAAATAGGGCCGAACGCAAATATTAATATACAAGTAGATAAAGGTAATATTAACTTGGTCACCGTAGATGGCAATATCAATGTAAACAGCGGTGGCGATTATAATTTAAAAGTGGCTGGTAATTATACAAGTAAAATATTAGGTAACAAGACAGAAACAATAGAAGGCAGTAAGACAAGTAATACTACATCAACGGTAATACATAGAGGTTCTACAATAGACCTTAACCCATAGAACGCCAACTCTCTCAATAGCCTCCTGTCAGAAAAGGGCTATTGTTTATACTCCAAAAAAAGTTAATCTATAAATGTAATAACAATCATTAGATATATCCTTAAATTATTATTATTTTTTTTTCTGGGATA